ATTAGAACAGTTGGATTTTGGTGACATGGTGGATGACCCGGAAGCAGCCCAAGGAGGTGACCAAACTGCCCCGGAAGCGGAACCAGCACCAGTTGATCCAGCAGCAGCGGCGGCGCCTGCGGAAGAACCAGTGCCGCAGGAAGCCATTGATCCTGATAATCCTAGAGATTACGAAAGACCCGCAATAGATAGAAAAAAGGCAGGCGAGCCACCGTTGACCATGAAAGATGTGGAATACAAAGATGACAAACCTAAACGTGATTTTGAAAAGAGAAAGCAAAGGCTCAATACCGAAGAATTAGCAGAATTCATTCACAGTTTTTATGACCGTAATTCAGGCACATTCCCTAAAGGCCCAGAAGGCGTTTGTACAATGGTAGGCAAGAAGTACGGTGAACAGGCAGAACATGTTGCTCGCAAAATGGTAGAAAGAATGGCTCCACAACAACAAGCACCAGAACTATCGGAATTATCGCGTATTAGAGAACTAGCAGGTTATTAATAAGTTTCGTCGCAGTTAGATCGGGCACTTCGGTGTCCTTTCTTTTGGCAAAACAAAATTAAAAATACGTAGATAATCATTGACCTTGATAAATAAAAAGCGCATAATAAAACATGTGCATAAGGCATATAAACATTTTAGGCATAACACAAGGAGGCATTTAAAATGGCAACTCTCGCAGAAATCCGTGCTAAACTTCAAGAAGCACAATCAAAGTCCACAGGACAATCCACCGGCGGTGGAGACAACGCAATTTACCCACATTGGAACATGCAAGAAGGCAAGGAAGCGGTTATCCGTTTGCTACCTGATGGCAACACCAACAACACATTTTTCTGGGTAGAACGTGCAATGATCAAATTGCCGTTTGCAGGTATCAAAGGTGAAACTGATTCACGTCCAGTGCAGGTACAAGTACCTTGCGTTGAAATGTACAACGACGGCACAGCATGCCCTATCTTATCTGAGGTGCGTGGCTGGTTCAAGGACAAGAGTCTTGAAGAAATGGGTCGTAAGTACTGGAAGAAGCGTTCATATATTTTCCAAGGTTTTGTTGTTGAAGATCCTATCAAAGAAGATAAGATTCCAGAAAACCCAATCCGTAGATTTATCATCGGACCTCAAATTTATCAACTGATTCGCGGTGCACTGATGGATCCAGAATTAGATGAATTGCCAACTGACTATTTGAAAGGGCTTGACTTCCGTATTGCAAAAACCAGCAAAGGCGGATTTGCAGACTATTCTACCTCCAAATGGAGTCGACGTGAACGTGCATTGTCGGATCAAGAAAAGACAGCAATCGAAGCACATGGCTTGTTTGATCTTTCTAGCTTCCTTCCAAAGAAACCAAGCGATGTTGAGCTTAAGGTTATGAAGGAAATGTTTGAAGCTTCAGTTGATGGCGAAGCATATGACATGGATCGTTGGGGTCAATACTTCAAACCAGCAGGTATGGGTCAAGCAACAGGCGATCCTAATAGACCAGCAGCAGCCGCAGTCTCTCCTGCAGCCGACGCAGATGATGAGCCAGCTCCAGTGGCTAAACAAGAAACTGCAAAACCAGTTTCAGAACCAGCAGCCAATAATGAATCTGCTAGTCGTGCGCAAGACATTCTTGCCATGATTCGCAATCGTCAAAAGCAATAAGGCTAAACTAGAGCAGTGCGAGCAAGTCTCGCACTCTCTTTCATATCTCCGGAGAAAAATATGGCAAAACTAACTAAATTATCAAAAGTAAATGAAAACATCAGTATCAATCGTTACGACAACGGTTGGATGGTAGAAATTGGTGGACGAGATAAAAAAGAAGATTGGAAAAATACCAAAACTCTTTGCAATACTGAAGAAGAATTAATTGCGTTAATCAAAGAATACAACGCAATGGATCTGGACAACTAATATGGCCAAAGCATTTGATATTAGTAAATTTAGAAAGTCAATTACTAAATCTATTGATGGGTTAAGTATTGGCTTTAACGATCCCACAGACTGGGTCAGCACAAACAACTACGCATTAAATTATCTTATCAGCGGTGACTTCAAGCGAGGCATCCCACTAGGCAAGGTAACTGTGTTTGCTGGCGAAAGTGGTGCAGGTAAATCATTTATCTGTTCAGGTAACTTGGTCAAGAATGCACAAGCACAAGGCATCTTTCCTATCTTGATCGATACAGAAAACGCACTCGACGAAAAATGGTTACATGCACTTGATGTTGACACAAGCCCAGACAAGTTGTTGAAACTTAATATGGCTATGATTGACGATGTGGCAAAGACTATTACAGAATTTGTTGCAGAATACAAAACAATGCCTGAAGACGAGCGTCCTAAAGTATTGTTCATCATTGACTCATTGGGAATGTTACTGACCCCCACTGATGTAAACCAGTTTCAAGCCGGGGATCTCAAAGGCGACATGGGTCGTAAGCCTAAAGCACTAACAGCACTGGTTCGTAACTGTGTAAACATGTTTGGTAGTTTAGGTATTGGTCTAGTTGCAACTAATCACACATATGCTAGTCAAGATATGTTTGATCCAGATGATAAGATCTCAGGTGGTCAAGGTTTCATTTATGCATCCAGCATCGTTGTTGCTATGCGCAAGTTGAAGTTGAAACTTGATGCAGATGGTAATAAAACTACAACTGTGCAAGGCATTCGTGCAGCCTGTAAGATTATGAAAACTCGTTACGCAAAGCCGTTCGAAAGTGTACAGGTTGAGATTCCTTATGAAACAGGTATGAGTCCATATAGTGGATTAGTCGACTTGTTTGAAGCTAAAGGCATGCTCAAGAAAGAAGGTAACAGCCTTGTCTACACTACCAACGACGGTGAGATCATCAAACAATTCCGCAAGGCTTGGGAACGTAATGAGAAAAACGGTCTTGACATCGCCATGGAAGACATTTCTAAACACGGTGAAATTTCCACTTCTGAGATAACTACTACAGTTGAACCAGATTTGGAGGAAGCTCAATGAAAGAAGATTTAATTGCTGACCTGTGGCATGTGGTAATCGGACATATACCAGAAAAACAAAGAGCAGACGTGGCCAGCGATTTTGTAAACACCTTGTTAGACTATGGCATCAAAGAAAGTGTATTAGATAGTCTTCAAGGAGTAGATCCGTATCTTGACGAAGCTATTGCTTATGCCATCGACGGTGAAGAAATTGAAGATGACGCAGATAGCTACGATGAAGAGGAATAAATGAATTGGTATGATCGAGTTTCAAAGGATATTTCAAATATCCCCGATGCTGTGGCCTATTATGAAGCTGAATTAATTCAAGCAAAACAAGATGTCCGCGTAGCGGGAAACATTGAGAAGGCGTCTGCGCAAATGCCCGGTATCGTTGAAAATCGATTCAACCAACTTCAAGAGATTGAAGGTATTTTAGAATACCTCAACATCGAACTGCGTAGACTTCGCAGTCAACACTTCCGTAAATATCTCGAAAACTACCAACGTCAGTTAAGCTCTAGAGACTGTGAAAAGTTTGTAGAAGGCGAAGCTGACGTTGTAGACTTCGAAAAGATCATCAATGACTTTGCTCTACTTAGAAATAAATGGTTAGGCATTATTAAAGCCTTAGATATCAAACAATGGCAGTTGAGTAATATTGTTAAACTGCGTACCGCTGGATTAGAAGACGCCACTCTTTGAACAGTTTCATAATGTACGCAGATAAATATCTGCATGAAAAAGATTGTTTTAATCACCGGAGGATTTGATCCTCTTCACTCCGGGCATATTGCCTACATCAACGCAGCTAGAGAACTCGGCGATTCGTTAATTATAGGCTTAAATTCCGACGAATGGCTACGTCGAAAGAAAGGGCAAGAATTCATGCCCTGGGAAGAACGTGCAACTATCATTGCAGAACTTCAGAATGTTGTTCGAGTTATTAACTTTAATGACAGCGATAACAGTGCCAAGGATGCTATTAGAAAAGTTAGAGCACTTAATCCACAAGCTCAGATCATCTTTGCCAATGGCGGAGATAGAACAAAAGAAAACATTCCAGAGATGGACTTACTTGAAGAAATGCTTCATTTAGAGTTTGTATTTGGAGTAGGTGGAGAAGATAAAAAGAATTCTAGTTCGTGGATATTACAAGAATGGAAGGCA